TGGATTACACTCCTGCACTTAACTCTAATAACTTACAAGTAGATGACACAGGTAATACTTTTGCTGGTGTATTGAACGGAAGATATAGAGTATACATCGATCCATATACTACTGGTAATTATTACACATTAGGATATAAAGGATCTTCAGCATTTGATGCTGGTATATTCTACTGTCCATATGTTCCTCTACAAATGGTTAGAGCAGTTGGTGAGAACACTTTCCAACCTAAGATTGGTTTCAAAACTAGGTATGGTGTTGTTGCTAACCCATTTGCTGAAGGTACAGCATACGGAAACGGTGCATTAACAAAAGACTCAAATGTATATTACAGAAGAGTACTTGTTAACAACATAATGTAATCTCGGTTACTTATACTAAAAGAGCCCTTTTGGGCTCTTTTTTTTGGCATTTTGCCTAAATATAGTTGCAATTAGAACATTTAGACTGTATAATCGTCTATGTAGTAGGGTCAGATACTATGTTAACATTATTTATTAAATTACTTAAACCTTTGTTAATGAAGCTATTAACATCTAGGTTACTATCATTTATACAACCTTATTTACTTAAATTAGATAAGTGGTCTGAGGATAAGCTTGGTATAGATATCATTAAACAAGAAGAACAATTCCATAAGAAGTGGCCTAACATTTCTAAGCGTTTAGCTACTTTAGAGAGAGATGCTCATCCTCCTATATGTCTTAAAGAGTTTGATGGTTATAAAGATCTAATAAAAAGAATAGAAGAGCTGGAAAAGAAGAATGGCGTACAGTAAAGAAGTAGTAGATAGATTCGAACAAGTATTAAGCTCACCAAAGCAGTTTAATGTAGGACGATTTGATCCTAAAGACCCAAACGTAGCAACAGGTATGACAGGAGCTCCTGCATGCGGTGATGTAATGAAACTTCAGTTAAAACTTGATCCTTGGGATGATGATAGAATTAAAGATGTAAAATTTAAAACATACGGGTGTGGCTCAGCAATAGCATCATCTACTTTATTTGTTGAACTACTTAAAGGTAAAACAATAGAAGAAGCAAAACAGATAAAAGATAAAGATATTGCAGAAGCATTAAAGTTGCCTCCAATCAAACTACATTGTAGTGTATTAGCTGAAGATAGTATAAGGAAAGCTATAGAAGATTGGGAGAACAAAAAAGGGTGTTAATAGATTTTACGAATGAAGCATTGGCTGAGGCGATTAAGAAATCGGAAAATGAAGGCAGAGATATTATTCGTGTTGGGGTTACTGGTGGCGGGTGTGCTGGCTATGAGTATATTTTTACATGGGATGATAACATCATTGAGTCAGATCTTCTCATAGACTTTGGTCAAATTAAAGTAGTAGTAGATCATTTATCAGCAAACTATATAGGCGGCTCAATAATATCATATGAAGAGATAGGCCTTAATTCACAATTTAAAATTAACAATCCTCGTGAAGTAGCTGCATGCGGTTGTGGTGTATCAGTATCATTAGATACAAATAAGATAAATACTATCGAGGTAAAATAATGGCAGCTTTAACTAACCAACCTAAAAATTTAAATTTCTTATCACCACTTAAATTTACATTTGTGGTGAATAAGTTACCTAATGTAAACTTTTTTGTACAGAGTGTATTACTACCTGCTGTATCTTTAAACGCCGTTGAAGTACCTACACCATTTGTTAAACTACCACAAGCTGGTGATCATATTGACTTTACTGAATTTCAAATTGGATTTAGAGTAGATGAGCAGATGGAATCTTATAGAGAACTTTATCATTGGATTGAAGCATTAGGTTTCCCAGAAAGCTTTGATCAGTATAAAGAACTAGCAGACGGAGACAGAAGAGTTAACCCCAACGGTGATAAAGAAATACTATCAGACGGAACTCTTATTATACATAACAGTAATACTAATGCTAACATTAGAGTTAAATTTACTGGACTGTTTCCATCAACACTATCAGAACTTGCATTTGATTTAAGAGCAGGTGACGTACAATACATAGAATGCGTTGCTTCTTTTAGATATGAAAAGTTTGAAATAGAGTTGATTTCTGAATAAAAAGCACTTATAATTATATTATGACTTTGGATGAACTACTCGAAAACTGGAAAGCTGACGCTGAGATCGATAGAACTGAACTCGGTAATGAAGCTATTAAAATCCCTCAACTACACTCAAAATATTTTAAATTCTATTCTACTGAAAGACTAGCTCTTAGAAAGCTAGAAGAGGATGCTAAGGTATTAAAAAAGCAAAAGTATGAGTGGTTTAATGGCTCGATGGATTATGAAGATCTAAACGATCTAGGATGGTCTCCTAACCCGTTAAAATTATTAAGAGCAGATATACCACAGTATATAGACGCAGATAAAGATATAGTCAGTCTCAATCTTAAAATAGCCTATCAAAAAGAGAAAGTTGATTTCTTAGATAGCGCTATACGCTCTCTCAATACAAGAGGGTATAATTTAAGAGCTGCAATTGACTGGGAAAAATTTAAGATGGGAGGCATCTAATGCCATATATTGATAAAACTCCAATAGAGAGTGTTGAACAAGCTATAAACTTATGGGAAGGTGTTATGCACGATCCTAATTTAGATGGTTATAATGGCTTTGCTTGTATGAAAAAAATTTATAGAACTAAATGGGCCGCTGAGAAAGCGCTTAAAAAAGTACCACCTTATCATGGAATGGAAGAGTGGATTGAGGAGAATAAACCTGAATGAATTGTGTGATTGTAGGGTATGGTTTTGTTGGAAAAGCAACTGGAGCATATCTAGAAGATTTAGATATTGATGTTTATGTTCATGACCCAGCAGCTGGCTTTGAAGCTAATAGAGATAAAGATTATGACTTTGTTTTTTATTGTTTGCCAACAAATGAGAAAGATGGCAAGTTAGATATATCTATATTAGAGCAAGAATATGGTACTTGGAAAGGCGAACAAATTATTAGATCAACCATAGGTCCAGATCAAGTAGATAAGTTTCATGAGCCAACTATGTGGCCTGAATTTTTAAGAGAGATTACTTGGAAAGATCAACTATCACAACCTGAAGTAGAAAATGTTATTGGTAAATCAGGATCAAGCTTTTTTGTATTTTGGTTAAAAGGTATTACAGAAATTACTGAAGTTACCGCTAAAGAAGCAGCTATGTTTAAGATGAGTAGAAATGCTTTCTTAAGTATGAAAGTTATCTTTGCTAATATTTTAAACGATAACTGTAATAAAAATAATATAAATTATTATACAGTAAAAGAATTATTAAAAAGAAATATAGATCCTACTACGCATTTAGATGTGCCTGGACCAGATGGTAAATTTGGCTTCGGTGGTAAATGCTTACCAAAAGATTCAACTCACTATCAATCACTATCTAATGATACACTCTTTATGGCTGTATTAGGCTGTAACGAGATAGCGAGAAAAATGAAATGATAGTTGGGTTTACTTGTTCTGCTTTTGACTTGCTTCATTCTGGTCATATTGCTATGCTACGTGAAGCTAAATCGCAATGTGATTACCTTATTTGTGGCCTACAAGTTGATCCTTCATTAGATAGAGAAGAAAAAAATACTCCTATACAAACTATAGTAGAAAGATATACACAACTACAAGCTATCAGTTATGTAGATGAAATTATTCCATATGTTACAGAAGAAGATCTTTTAGATATTATTAGCATGTTACCCATTAATGTAAGAATTTTAGGTGATGAATATAGAAATAAAGAATTTACCGGAAAAGAAATCTGCCAAAAAAGAGGTATAAAGTTGTACTTTAATAATAGAGATCATAATTTCTCTACAAGTAGCCTCAGAAAAAAAGTATATGACAGAGAAGATATTCGTAGAAAAGTATAACGAAGCATACGTTAAAGTAAATTGCGAGCCAAGTATAGCATACGAGCTCCAAGAATATTTTACATTTACTATTCCTAACGCTAAGTTTATGCCCCAGGTCAGAAATAAATTCTGGGATGGTAAGATACGTCTATTTAATGTAGCTACACAAAGACTATATGCTGGACTTACTCCTTATATAAGAAAGTTTGCTTATGATAGAGATTATGAAGTAGACCTGGATGATGACCTACATGACGATAGCTATTCAGTAAAAGAAGCATACGACTTCTGTAAACAAGCAACCAATTTAGAGCCAAGAGACTATCAAGTAGAAGCTTTTGCTCATGCTATGAGAACAAGAAGAGCTCTACTTTTATCACCTACCGCATCAGGTAAATCACTTATCATATATCTTCTAGCTAAGAAGATGATTGAGTCAGGCAAAAAAATATTAGTTATAGTTCCAACTACATCTTTAGTATATCAAATGCAATCTGACTTTAAATCATATGGTTATGAAAAGAATATAAGAGTAATTGATGGTACTCAAGATAAATCTTGGCGCAATGATATTTTAGAAGACATAGTAGTATCAACATGGCAGTCTATCTATAAGATGCCTAAGCCTTGGTTTAATCAATTTAAATGTGTTATGGGAGATGAAGCTCATAACTTTAAGTCTAAGTCTTTAACATCCATTATGACTAAGTTAGAAGATTGTGAGTATAGATATGGTTTTACTGGAACGCTAGACGGTACTCAGACACATAAGTTAGTATTAGAAGGTCTCTTTGGTGCAGTTAAGAAAGTAACTACATCTAAAGAACTTATGGATAAAGGTACATTAGCTAATCTTAAAATTAAATGTATTGCATTATCATATCCTAAATCAGAATGTGCTTTGTTAAAGAAAGCATCCTATCAAGAAGAGATGGATTATATTGTAAGCTCTGAAGCAAGAGCTAAGTTTATACAAAACCTTATTTTATCTATGAAAGGTAATACGTTAGTGCTATTTCAACTAGTTGAAAAACATGGTAAAGTATTATATAATAACTTAATAGAGCAACAAAAGAAAGACTTATTCGATAGACAGTTTTTCTTTGTTAGTGGTGAAGTAAACGCTAAGATAAGAGAAAATATTAGATCAGTTGTCGAAGATGAAAAAGACGCTGTTATAGTAGCATCGTATGGTACCTTCTCAACTGGTATTAATATACGTAACCTAAATAATATTATATTTGCGTCCCCGTCTAAATCAAAAATTAGAGTATTGCAATCTATTGGAAGAGGTTTAAGAACCTCAGATAAAAAAGATAAAGCTACCTTATTTG